ACTAGTACTATGAATCATTTTTCAGATATAACGTCTTTTACCAAAGCTGATTGTATATCTGAACCTGAAGCGTTGTTTCGAAGGGTTCATGTATTTGATTTTGACAATTTTTTATTTTCAGATGGAAAAATCAAAGGAATAATTAAATACAAGAAATACGATCATTTGACACGCCGATGGTATGATAAATTTATAGGGCCTAACAAAGAATGTCCCTTTCAACCCTTTATAGAGATTAAAGAATGGGGAGGTCAAAAAGAGATAAACAAAGTAGTCGCATGGCTATATTCTGTTATTAATTACTTTTTAAATACGCAAGAGCAAATATTTGCTAATAATACATTAAGTAATGAAGATATTGACGAGATCAACAATTATGTATTAGATATGATGCCTCCAGAAATAGATGAAGAAAATTTTTTTGATGGAAGGGCTAATGTTCCTGATGGTATTAACACCCAAGGTATTACTGATTGGGCTCAATTTATGTGGCAAATAGGATCAAAGGGTTTTGGAATTTATAAAGAATTCTTAACTTTTTGTCCCTGTTTCTTTTCAAATTTATTACAAGGATTATCTTGTTTTACTTCCGGTCTAGAAGTAGATTGGAGTGAATATTTGATAAAGACAGGTCTTAAGTTATGTTTAGGACTCATAGCAGCGTATACCACTTATAAAATTAAAGAGTTAATTACAGGTAAAATATTACACGATGATACAATAAATGATTTGTACTATAGAGCTATAAGAATGAACTTAATTAAACACTGGAAAGATGCTCACGCGACTATCCAACATGCAGATGTAAATTTATCCTTAGACAACGATGTTTTAACGAACCTTTGCAAGAAGCCGGAAGTTAGTACTCGTATAACGTCAATAAAGAATAAGATGAGAGTAATACAGATGATTAGTAGAGATGGATACCAAAATGTGTCACAAGTTATTATGTCAGGAAGAAGAGCCTTAGTACAAAGTCATTCATTCACTACAAGTGAAGGAGTAGCTAATATATATAAAAACTGGGACTGCTTACTTAATGATAATATGGAATGCAACCTTATACCTTTTAAAGTAATTAAGGAGTGGAAAGAATTAGATTTGGCTGTAATAGAGTTTACTATGCCCGTCCCTTTATACAAGGACGCTACTCACAGCTTGTTTAGCTGTGGATTAGATGAAGAAGAAGGACTGAAAGCCCGAAAGTTATTTTATGTGAATTGTGAATACGCAGTACCATTAGACAATAACTTTACTATAAATCAAGATTCTTTTCAAGTTAGATCTCCTTCAGGAGATGACTGTTATATCGCCCCTGCGAAATCAGGTATTAATTATCCAATATCAGCTCCAGGATTATGCGGAAGTTTAGTCATAGATTCAGAGTTTGGATTGTGTGGAATACACGTAGCCGGAGGGCCACAGAATGGATTTGCATTTATTTATCCAAAGAAAATTTTAAAAGAATTAAAATCACTATTAGTGTTTAAAAACAGCGTCCATTTCAATATTAAAGAAAATATAGATGATGTCGCTTTTTCTGGTATGAAATATTTTAATGATATTTTTCCAGCAAAAGTACCTCTCAGAAAGACGAGTCTCGCTAAAACAGAATTATATGATGTGCTAGAAGAAGAAATAGAAGAAGTTGGAGAAAAGAAACCTCCCAATTTTAATGTTTATGGTGGTAAAACGCTGTCTACATTGGCTGCTAAGTCTTTTAAACCTATACCTTATATAGATTATAAAGCTATAGAATTTGGTAAGAAATGTATTAATCAATATTTGACCAAATTTTCAGATTTAACGGACCGTGAGGTTATTAAAGGCGATAAAGAATTTGAATTATCATCATTAAATAAAGATTCAGTCAACGGATTTGGCTACGAAAGAGACAAGAAAGAATACATAGATTTTTCTACTGGTTCAGTGACTCCACAGTTTCAAAATATTTTGGAAGATTTTAGATCTAAATGTAGAAATGACAGTATTGAAGTTCGAGATCTCCTATTTTATGAAGCTATGAAAGATGAGTTGAGACCATTAGAAAAAATCGATAAACCAAGAACTTTTAGAGTCGCACCCTTACATCATACATTTTTAGTTAAGAAATTGTTAGGCAAATTGTTTATACACTGTAAGAAAAATATGTGGCATAATCAGATGGCGCTAGGTATGAATCCTTATAAAGATTGGCATAAATTATATAAAATTTTGAAACAATGTCATATTAATTTCGATGGAGATTTTGGAAAATATGATGGCGCTGCTCCAGTTCAAGTCCAAGACGCAATAGCAGAGTTAATCATGGAATTTTACGATGGTGATGAGCCAGAGGTTTTGCGAGTTTTACTATCTTCTATGATAAGAACTTTTGTTTTAATTAAAGAAAAATTATGGGTAACTACTCATTCAATGCCTTCGGGATGTTGGGTGACAGCCTTTTTTAATTCTTTATTAAATAGATTTTTATCAGCTATGGTGCTATATACAGAAAAAATAAAGAGAGGAGAAGAGCCTACTGTTGAAGATTTCAACAAGTTAATCGATTTCGTTATGGGAGACGACAAAATATGTGGTACCCCTTATGAGCTTAAAGATTATTTTAATGCTTTGACTGTAAAGGAGTTTGTGGAGTCTATAGGAATGGAATACACAGATAGTCAAAAAGGAGCCATAACTCAAGAATCAAAATTATTACATGAATGTGAATTTTTAAAGAGAACTTTCAAATATCATAAAGAAATGGGTAAAGTAGTTGGTCCATTGGCATTAAAAACATTAATAAACACATTAAGATATAGTGACAGAAATAAAGATTATGATACAGTAATGTCAGGAAAAATGACAGCTTTTCAATTTGAAATGTACTTGCATGAAAATCCAAACTATAAAAATAATATATTAAGAAAAGCCAGCGAAGCATCATTTTATTTTGTAGAGTATTCCAACGATCATATTAGGAAATCTATGGAAGATGATGAAACTTATGCTAGGATCATGAATGATCTTGGCAAAAACATATCCAATTATATATAATAATTGAGTTATGATGATCGGGTTATAAGAGATTTGCCTAAGATCTCGCCATGCATCATAACAGTTAATAATAGGCAATAAGAAATTTTAATAGTAGTTTCTTTTTAATTTAATACTATTTCAAACCAAAATAAAAACTATAACAATAATAATAATAATAACAATATGTCAAAAATTAGTAATTTAGATACAAAATTTAATCAAGAAATGTGCTTTGATATGAAGATGAGCCAAGAACATATAGGTACATCTGTATCGAGCATAAATACAAGAAATATTTTGTTTTCACCAGACCATCACACTGAATATCCTGTTTTGGATATATCAGAGGAATTTAGGATAGACACCAAACCATTCGTAAACAGACCATTTTTCGTAGAAAGCGTTACATGGTCAAACCAAGCAAAGTACGGTCTTTTAAGCAACGTTACAAAACAGTTGCCGAGAGACATTTTTATTTCCAATAAATCGTTAGAAATGGCCCTCAAGTTAGGAGCGTACTTTAGATCAGATTTATATTTGAACATTTCTGTAGCAGGTACAATAGGGCATGCTGGTACTGTTTTGGTAGGTATATTGCCTCCTTTTCCATCTAACTTTACTTCAGATGTATATTTAGTTAATACTCTAATGTCTGGTCCTCATTGTTTTTTAAATGCAAATGAGGCTTCTTCATGCGCACTGCACGTTCCATGGTATTGCAATTCAGACTTAGACAGTTTGGATATTTCCAATACACTTTCTACAGGCAGTGGTGTTACGACCACTCCTCATGGTAGTCAGAATACATATGCACCAGCGAATAGTGCTACATTAGTCATGATGGTATTAAATCCTTTGGCTATATCAGCTGGAGCTTCTACAGCATTACAAATTACAATTGAAGCATGTTTTTCAGCTTTAGACATTTATGTTCCAAGCCCAAAATTTGTTAAGTATGTTACCCAAGGAGCAGGTCTTAAATCTATAGTTACAACAGCAATAGACGCCACTACATCTCATGTAAAAACAGTAGTGGGAGACGCTATAGACATGGTTAGAGAAGGAATACGGTATTATACCGGATTACACAACCCTAATATCCCTCTCATAAGCAACCGCATGATAGTAAGTAGACGTAATTTTCCAAACTATACTACTTCACCGCAATTTTTTGAAAAATTAGATCCGTATCCAAATATAGATAGAATAGTAGATAGACCCATTTTTAATACTTCTGTAGATGAGATGTCTATTCGACACATAATTAGTAAACCTCAATTTTTAGGTACTATAGCTATAGATACAAATAATGCGACGGGAAAACTATTATGGTCGCGTCCTATTTCACCTTTTCAAGGAGGTTTAGCTCCAGCAGGTTCACCAGTAAAAATAGCGAACAATATAGAAATGTTGCATTTCTTATCACGAGCTTGGAGAGGAAGTATAAATATTCACATACAGTCCGTGATGAATAACAAGCAGCAAATTAAGGTTAGGTTATTACAACTATATAACCCTTCAAGAGAAATAATATCAGGCAAAGTTCCAACTTATGCAGACATCTTGAGTGCACCTTCACACTTACTTGAATTCACAGCAGGAGGTGAGATTCAAACGATAACAATACCTTATTTGAGCAGAAACAATTTAACACCGTGTGCAGTAGATATGCAAACAGAAGGTTTATTCCACGGAATGTATTATTTATACGTTGCACAACCTTTAGTTTGCTCATCTGACTCCCCTACATCTATCTCATTAAATATGTATATGTCGCTAGGAGACGACTTCGCCTTTTATGGATATGCTACTGAGCCTTGCACCATGTTTCCTTTTACCCCTGTGTCCTTGACAGCTAAAGATTCTAGCGGTATAGAACCCCAAGATAGTATTTATAAGTCCTTCAATGACGTTGTAGATGAACTAGAAAAGAATTTACTAGCATTAGACCCCGTCAGGAATGCGAAAGAAAACAAACAAGAAGTACGTGCTTCTACTAGTATGTATAAAGATATAACTAAAGAGAAGATTTACGCCAAGCCTTTTGCGCCAAAAGCAGCTTCTGTTCCTGAACTACTGACTACTCAAGGATTAGAAGTTATGAACCAACCACAAGACGATAATACTTTGATAAC